AAGAAGTTCATTGAAATCACCCCGCTCGCGTATATCGACGGGTACGGCTCCTTCAATGCAGCAGTCACCAACAACATCGCTGAAATGGTGGCCGCGACGCAAGCATTGGAGCATGCTGCGCAGTACGACGTGAAGATTGTTCAATTGCATCTGGACAGTAAGTACGTCTGCAACGGGCTGCAAGATTACGTACCGACCTGGATTCGCAACAACTGGATCAAGTCGGACGGCATGGTCGTTAAGAATGCTGAGTACTGGAAGAAGCTCGTAAGCGCTCGTGACATCCTGACCAACCGGGGCGTGATTGTGCGTCTGGACTGGGTCAAGGGTCATAACGACCACTTGGGTAACGAGGCCGCAGACCAGGCCGCTACCATTGGTGTGTTCACCTCGCAACGTTCGATGTTTGGGAAGTCCTGGCACTTCGATCCTGAAGGTCCGGTCGCCCACACGTACGCCGAGTTCAACACATCGGTACCCGAGGGGTATTGGAAGTACGACACTGAAAAGCATCCGTTTATCGCGATGCCGCGCATGTACTTTAACACCTGTACGGATTACTTCCGTCCGGGTGAGTACTACCTCAGCAATGGCCGGGAAGAAGAACATCCGGGCAAGCGCATCAGTGACGGGGCATACGCTGTGATCAAGCTGAAGACACCTGATCCGGTATTGGAGATGGTGCGCACTCACCAGAGCAATCTGGCCGAGAACGGCATGGCGTTGGCATCAGCTCGGTTGGATTTCATCTATCGACCGGACATTCACAAGAAGCTCTCGCAGCACGGTAAACTTGTGATGGTGCAAGATAACCCGCGACGACTGGATACGTTCGATCTGCACAGTCTTGATAAGGACAAGCAGCGCGAGCCGATCACGCGGGAACATCAACCGCCGCATCTAGCCATGCGCGCGGTGGAGTCGATTGAGCTCCTCATGCATAAGCTCAACCAGTATCTGGCTAAGGATGCGGACATCATTGTCACCGATCTGACGGATATTCTGTATGAGAAGAGTCAAAAGGTCGTCAAGAAAGAGACGGTCGACATCTGCACGCTCAACCCGAAGTACAACGTCGGGTTTGCGGCTATGGATGTTAATGCCAATTACAAGACCGATGAAGGTATCGCGTCTGCGCCGGTGACCCTGACGCTTGGTATTGACCTCCTCGACCGGAACGCTCTGAAGCGTCTGGAATCTTCTCATCCGAAGGTCAGCCTAATCAGCTGGCTGGAGGCGCCGCACATTTTCCGTTACGCCACAGTCATTGAGACCGAGGATGATCTCGGGATTTGGGCGGGCGTATATTCGAACGTCAGGATGGTTACGCCTGCTTCGAAGTAGCGTGCGGATCGTGACACCGCAATCTTCTTAAACCTCACGTGCGCTGCCACTTATTACCGTCAGTGGTAGTTCACATTGGAGTTTTGTCCATGTTACGGTTAACAGCAAGTCTGAAGTCTGGGGCTGCGAGCATTCTGGAGTCGTCACTTCCGGGGCGCATGAAACGATTGATCGTCCTTACGTCGATCGTCGCTTCCGCCAAGGAGACTCGCACCCTTGATGTAACGACGCTTCGTAAACTCAACAATCTCATGGACCTAGCTGGCGAGGAAAAAGCGTTGGGGCTACCCGCTTCGCTTTCCAGGGCCATCTGGGACGGCAAGACTTCGGTCGATGCCATCGCGTTGTTGTCAAAGGGAGGTCCGATACCTGACTCTACCATCGGGGATTTGGTGCAACAGATCAAAGCGTGTGTGCCGCAATGGCTGCGCTATGGTCGAGCAGGTGAAATCGATGCCGATCTCCAGAAGTTGTTCCAACACAAAGCCGAAGTTCTCGGTTAGTACAACGCGGTCATATACCCACTAACCTTCCCGCAGCATTGGGGTTGGTTAGTGGGGTTATGCCGCAGATGCGGTTAGTCCTTCAGGTTATCGGTGATCTTGTCAACCGATTGATTCACGGCAATCGCGAACGCCATCACGCGGTAGTACATCACCGTGAAGAATTCAAGTTCGCTTGCAATCTGATACGCGCCATCGGAGAGTTCCTTCGCCACTTCGTGCGAGGTGCTTTCCATCTTGCCATCGCGCAGCATCTTGATGACCGACTCCATCAGGTTGCTGGCTTCCTTCACCTTGGCGTTCAGTTTGTCACGCGAGACGCTGTTGGTGAGCTTCGAGAGCGTATCGACTTCGCCGAAGACGAGTTCCCAGTCCTTGTTGCGGGTGACGGCATCCCCGTACTTCACCATCGTCGTGTGATCGCCTTCCTTGAAGCACCCACCGATCTCGCGCAGGATCTCTTCGCGCTCAGCCTGCAGGTTCTCGTAGGCCTTGGCCGAATCGACGGTGGAGAAGCGTTGGTATTCGTTGGTGACGAGCAGCGCCAGGTACGTGGTGTACTTGTTGAGCAGGTCCTGCACCTTCACCGCGTGTTCAGCCCCGCGCTTAAGCGCTTGAGCGAACGACAGGTAGTCCACGATCAGGCCTTCCGGTACGTAGACCGTGAGCGGGCTGATGTCGACGTAGTTGTGACGGCTGAGCAACTTCACGAAGCTGGCCTGATTGCGCGAAAGGGGTACAGGCTTGTCGCTCGAGCTAAAGCGCTGCGAGAAATCGAGGAAGTGCTTCTTGATGTCGGGCATTGCGCTACGCAACACTGAGACGACATCCAGAGTTTGGACGCTGAAAGTCTCCAGCGCCACAACGTCACGATGGTGACGCAGAGTTTGAAGCGAGTCCATAGGTGTCCTTCTGACTGAAAAGAATAGGGGTGCCATAACATGCGTAGGCCCTTAGGCAGTGTGGTAATTTTCACCTGTTCGCGCCATTATCTGTAAGGCTGTGTTTCGTCAAACCTTTTTCAAGATAAAAGTCAACCACATGGAATTTCTTCAACCTAAAATTAGCGCGGCCCCTAACGTGAAACTGATGATTAATCTCGGGGCGCTGATGGATATCCCAACGGGGACGTATCTGGAAGGTCGCCATGGCGAGCACATCCTGAACGGTGGCCTCGCTACGCTCACAGGAGTCGTGGGTATTGGTAACAACTTCAAGTCGACGGTGATGCACTATCAAATGCTCACCGCGATGTCGCGTTTCAAGAACGGGTCGGCCAATACGTACGACACCGAAGTGAATATCCAGGAATGGCACTTGATGGAAATGATCCGTCGTGTCGAAGGCCTGCACGAAGAAGACATTCTGCAGACCGGTCGCTGGATCATCACTGACAAGACCATGCATACCGGGGATGACTGGTACTCCAAGTACAAGGACTTCCTCGAAGAGAAAGCCAAGAACGTCGCCAAGTTGTCAGTGCCCACGCCGTTTTGGAATCGTGACCGCTCAGGCCCGCTGATGATGATTCAGCCGACCTTTGGTGAGATCGACTCGTTCACGGAATTCGAAACGTCTGACGTGATGGAGATGCAGGACAAGAACGACCTGGGTGAATCCGGCGGTAACACGATTCACATGCGTCAGGGTCTCGCTAAGCTGCGTCTGCTGATGGAAGCACCGCGCTTGAATGGCCAAGCGAACAACTACCTGCTGATGACCGCTCACATCGGCAAGGAATCGACGATGCAAAATGCTGGACCTGCGGGTTCGGTACCGATCGTCAAGTTGAAGCACTTGAAAAACGGTGACAAGATCAAGGGCACGACCGACAAGTTCACGTTCATCACGCACAACTGCTGGCATGCGTATAACGCCAGCCCGTTGATTGCGGCGGACAAGAACGGTCCCGAGTATCCGCGTGATACGGACGACAAGATGAAGCTTGACACGGACTTGAACACGGTCCAGCTGCGCAACTTGCGCTCAAAGTCAGGTCCGTCCGGCATGGCGATCACTCTGATCGTGTCGCAAACTGAAGGCGTGTTGCCCTCGCTTACCGAGTTCCATCACATCCGTGAGCAGGACTACTACGGCCTGGAAGGCAGCAAGATCAACTACGCGCTCGCGATCTACCCGGAGTGCAAACTGGGTCGAACGATCGTGCGGGCGAAGATCGACGAAGACGAGAAGCTGCGCCGGGCGTTGAATATCACCTCCGAGATGTGCCAGATGAGTTACATGTGGCATCACTTGGATGACGTGATGTGTACGCCGAAGGAACTGTACGACGGCCTCAAGGCTAAGGGTTACGACTGGGACATCCTGTTGAATACCCGCGGCTGGTGGACGACGGACCAAGACCACCCGACGCCGTTCTTGTCGACGATGGATCTCTTGCGCATGAACAAGGGCCTGTACCATCCGTACTGGTATCCCGTTAAACTCGACGCACTTAAGGCGGCCGCATGAGCACCGAACAACCTGAAGTAGCCGTCGTGTCACCAACGAAGTTTGTGGTGAACGACGTCGTCGAGCATCTGAAGTCCGGCGGACTGTACGTCGTCGCAGGCTTGCCGACGGAATACGTGATTGAAGCGACCCGTGAACCGGCTTACGCTTACCGCATGAAAGATGGCCGGATTTGTATTCGCTGCCAAAGCGAATTCGAAGACGGTCGTTTCGCCTATCGGGGTCGTGCTGCTGAGTACGGCCTCCCTATTGAATCGCCGCGTGGTTTGATATCGCGCGCGTAGGAGTCCATCATGAATACCCAAGACATCACCCTCCCGGAAGTCACCCCCGCGCTGGGTGATGAGAAGCTCGAAGCCAATCTGATCGAGTACGTGACCAACCGCCTGGCTGAATCCGGTCATCAAAACCCGACCGCCTGGCAATCGTTCGGCGAAGGCATCCATAGCGACGCCTACACCACGCTCGAATTCCCGCGCCATCGCTTCCTCGTCAACCGTCAACTGCGTCAGCTCATCGGAGCCGTGCCTGATAACACCACGCAGATTCGTTTCTGCCTGGTCGATCAAGGTAAGGCTGACGACTGGCTGCGCCTGTTCGAACAAATGGTGCTGCCATGCATGATGAAGTTCAACGTACCGCAATCGAACTACGCGAGCGCTTAAAGCTGCCGCAGTGGGAGATCGTCGCGGGTGAGGAGTTTGTGGTCCCCCATGAACTGCTCACGAAAGACATCTGGGATGCGATCATCATCGTCGCTGGTGGTCGCAACTTTAATGATGACGGTGTCTTCACGCAGTGTCTAGAAGAACGGCTGCTGCGGGACGATTTAGTGGAGCTGCCTCGCATTGTGTTCGTGTCAGGTCAAGCCAGTAAGGGCGCTGATGATATGATTATCAGCTGGTGCAAAGAGAACGGCTTCCCGTACGCATTATTTCCTGCGGACTGGGACGGGCTCGGACGAAGCGCAGGGTATGTGCGTAACAGTCTTATGGCACGAGTTGCAACCCATCTCATCGCCTATTGGGACGGAGACTCACGGGGAACGAAACACATGATCGCTGAAGCACATCGCTTTAAGCTAAGTGTGACGATCAACCTCGTGGACCCGGACCCTGACTGGCAAGAACGGACTAGGAAAACATCATGGCAGGAAACCGAGCAGCCGCAGAATCGACCATTCTGGAATACATCGGCAAGTTGATTCCGGTGTCGGGCAATGTGGACATCTACCGCAACTTGTTTGCGAGTATGGATGACGCCGCTTTTGGCGTATGGATGGAGAGGCTCGAGCGCAAAGAGATTCGGCTGGCAGTGATTGCCCCGAACTTGGCTGAGCACCCGACCGGTGGCAGTCGTAAGGACGCGCGACTCGACATCGAACGCAATCTGGATCTAGCAACGGAGCTGGGGCACAACTTCTTTGAAAAGATCTGGATTGATAACGGCAACGACATTCCGCCGTATCTGTCGCCGATTCCGTATCTGGTGGTGGATCTGCCCTTGCGCCGTCAAGCGCAGTTGCTGGTGAAGAAGATCTCGATTCCTGAGGATACCAAGTCGGTGGATGACTTTACCGGCCAGCCTACAGGTAAGTCGAAGGGCTCGAAGATCTCCTATCCGGAAACACAGATCATGGCTGCGCTGAATCTGGACTCTAACTTGATCGAGATGCTTAAGTATCGCGGTGGGGATGAGAAAGGTTTCGATGCACTGAACACGGCGATCAGTAAGACCGGTGGCGTGTCACTCAAATCCATCGAGAAGCTGGGCACGCAGGTGAAGTCGACGCAGACGTTGTCGATCATTCTTACTTGTATGCACTTGGCCAATACAGGACTTAATTAAGGATCGTCGTGGGACTCTTTACTGAGATTGGGTATCGACGTCTAGCGAAGGAGCGCAAGGCGCGCTTTATTCGTGAAGGACGTGAGGGTGAGAGTCTCGGGTTTTACAACCGACCTGACTTGAATCATCCATGGGGCGAGTACGATCCGACCCCGCTCACACCGCGTCAGTATCTACTCGTGGCTTTCGCGCTCGGCCTAGCGGCGGGTTTCTTCACGCTCTTGCTGTTATGGCTGAGCCGACACCCACACTAGGAGTTGGCATGTCCGAAGTCCATAAACGCCTGATGGCGCAGATCCATGCCTGGAAACAGATGCAGGATCGCCCGTGGGGCGTCATCGTCAAACCTAAGTAAACCTATGCAAATCGACGCACTGTTCGTCGACAAGTGGATTACGCTCGAACTGGCTTCGGTTCTCTCTGCAGAGCCGTCGCCAGTCGAGCCTCTATTCCCCGACAACCGTAAAGCTGCTGGCATGTATGCGCTGTACTTCCCGGAGCATGAGTCCGTGTATTTCGGAGAAGCAGGCGATCTGGAACACGCAAAAGCTGATCACCTGTATAAACTTCGCTGTCAACGTCATGAAAACCCGGCTGTACAACAGGCTTACCTCGATGACCCGGAAGGTAAGGTCCTATTCTTCACGATTCTTACGACGAGTCGGGAGCGATCGCGATCACTTCTCGAGCAATTTCTGACCGCTTACGACGGTCAAGTACAACTACTGAATAATGGGGTGGTGGAGTGAGTGGTTTTAAAGCAGAGAGTGCTTGGAAGAATCCAGGCAAAGAGGGCAATCCCATGGAATTCGATAACGACGACATGGAAACGGTAGCAGGGGCGTTTCAGGTCGCGATCACGCAGACACTGGCAATGTACCTGGACGACGCGGTGCGTGAAAAGATCATGATGCTCTGCACCAAGATCGTAGTGGAGGAGAAACCCTGGATGTGGGTGAGTCCTGAAGGCGTCAATCACCTGGACGATCTCATCATGGTGGAAGAGATCACACGCGACTTTATCATGGCTTTAACGTTCACTTTCTTCTCGCGGTGGGGAGAGGCAAAAGTAAAATTTACTGGCTTGGTAGATACATTGAGCTGGGGATGCGCAGTCGACAACGCGAATGCAGAAGACCAGAGTTACGTGCTAATGTCGAAAGACCTTAGCGCCCGTCTGTCATCGCAAGAGACTGTAAAAAAATACCTAGCAGCCAATAAGTGGGTCGTGGTCATGATGTTGATTAAACTCTTCGTCTTGCCAGGCACCACCACAGTACCGGCTTAAGACCGGCCTGTATATTCACCGGGGCGACTGACCAATCAATGCCGTCAGTCGAGATGAATGGATCAATCCACAGTAGCTTCCGTGTACGCAGAGCTTGACGCTCTGATGGATACACGACTTGGCACGTTGGCACGCATGGGAGACCATGTGGCCGAAGCAGTACTGTTGTCTGGGAGTTACCACAAACGCGATTCCGACCAGTTCGCGAATGTGGATGTGCAGGTCTACCGAGACCTCTACTCGAAACGTGATGTTGAGACCTTAAAACGCTCGCATCCGTCTAAATCGGTGTTTCTCCTGAATAACCTTGTACGATACTTGAAGGAACAGGCGACTGTACGACCTTTTCATGAAAGTGCAAAAGTCGTCATAAACACGTTTCCTTACGAGTTAAGCGTCGAAGAAGAAGCTGAGTTGGGCATGGTCATTGCGACCTGGACTTCAGGGCTCGCGCCGGTTGAGCTCGTACATATGCGCCCACTGGAGTTATCTCCTTTGTACGTGAAGCAAAATTCGTATTCAAGCATGTTGATGTACGAATACGATCCTTGGATGAGTCTGCATTACGGACCCACATCGAAGCAAGCAACGCCGATCCAAGATGTCTCTATATTCGCACCAGCGATATACTTCTCGGATAAGCCAAGCGACAAAGAAGTGCAGCAACTCATTAGCAGAGCAGCCCATCCATTACAGGCTGTTGAGATCTTGGGCAGGTCCCTCGTGGGCTTGAACTTGATTGACGTTGAATACTTCAGCATAATTCGACCCTCTTGACCGACATACAGGCCCC